AAACAATTAAAAAAATTTTTCAAGAGAGGGAATTTAAGGGAAGACATATTCCAAGATCTAACCGTCTTTGAAAAGTATAGTGTCAAAGGTGATGATAGACCAGACAATGTTGCTGCTGAAATATATGGTGATGCTAATTTAGATTGGGTTGTATTACTATCAAACAATATAGTTAATATACAAAACGAATGGCCATTAGGTCAACAAGCATTTGAAACTTACATACTAGATAAGTATGGAACATCTGCAAAATTAGATGAAATTCATCATTACGAATCTAATGAAGTTAAAGATAGCACTGGAGTTATCATATTTCCAAAAGGAGTTAGAGTAAGTGCTGCACAAAGTGTAAGTTACTATGAGCCATTAAATGATGAATCAATAACAGTTAATCCAGTGTCAAAAGCAGTTACTAATTTTGAACATGAACTTAAAGTTAATGATGATAAGAGAAGAATATTTTTAATCAAACCAATATATTTGAATGTCGTCTTTGATGATCTAGAAGAAATGATGGTATATAAAAAAGGATCCACTCAGTATGTGAGTGAATCCTTGAAACGTGCTGATAATATCAGACTATTTGAGTAAGTTAATATACGCTGCTATAACTAAAAGAGTTAAACAGATCTGATTATATCTCACTTAACTCTCTGCTAATTTCTGGAAATATGAAAGAGCATCATCTTCATCCTTATCTACAGTTGTAGATGGAGTTGGTGTTGACACGGCTTTAGTTACTGTTTCTTCAGCAACTGAACGTGAATTATAACCTTCACTCTCATCCTCTAACTCTTCATCAGGAATGAAACGTGATTGTGCAGGTTTCTTACCTAACACATACTTTAATCTTCTTTCAAGATCTTCGTAACTCTTGAACTGATCTGCAGCAGTAACAGCAGCAAGAGAATACTCTTTCTTCCATATCGCTTCTAATGCGTCATCGTCATCAAGAAGTGGTGCAACTGAATCAAACTCTGACTTGTCATAGTTCCAGAAACCATCCTTCTTAACGATCTTCAACTTGAAGTTTGCACCTTGCCAGAAATCAAAAGGATTGATTGGTGATTCATCCTCAAACTCTGGTTGCATTGCTTCCATAATCTTATCAAATATTTTTTTACCATACTTAAATAAGAATACTTTACCCTCGTTAGCAGGGTTGGTAGGATCTTTAACAACATAGATGTTGCTGTAGTAAGATAACTTACGTTTCTGTTTACGAACTACATCTTTGTCTGATTCATTTCCACTGTTCCATAGTTCTCTGTTATAGTCAGAGACTGGATCTTTACCACCTACTGTGGTTAAAGAGTTTTCGATATACCAACCACCAGGCCCTTGAAAGGCATGTGTGTATAACTTTGCCCATGGAATTTCTTCCTTATCTGGTGCTGGTAAGAATCTGATAACAGCAAAACCGTTACCTGATTTATCTAGTTCTGGTTTCCAGAGACGTTCATCTCCACCACCACTAGAGTTGTTTACTTTTTCTACTTCTTTGACTAACTTGGCAGTCAGTGAACCTAAGTTTGACTGCTTCTTTAGACTTGCGAAAGACATTCGGATTACCTCGGATTAATTAGATTTGGCTTGTGGTATTCTATTATAATAGAACTCATAATATAAAGTGTCAAGTATTATGTTCTTTCATGTGACTGATTACCTCAGACATCTGATCAAACATTTTACCAACATCAACATTGGCAGGAAGACCCATTGACGCAGCAGACTCCATAATTTTTTCCTTCATTTCTTTGGCATCAGGGTCATCTGACAAACTTAATCTTGCGTAAACAATCTTTTGTTTATCAATTAATTTACTGAGTTGATCTATATGATGTGCCCTATCAGCATTATTCATATATGGAAACCGCATGAAATTTTCATAAACATCTTCTTGAAGTTCATGAATCTCAGCCATTTCTGATCTTACTATTTCAGAATCGAAAAAACTCATTCCTGAATGACAACCTCCTTTAGGATTTTTTTATAACGGAATACATCAATATTTAGGAAAGGAGTATATTTCCTTACTCGTTTACTGACGGTTTCCCACACTGGGTCTTTTAACTTTTTATCAAAGTCTTTTCCATACCCTAATATTCTATCATAGATTACTAAAGTTTCAAGGCTTATATTACCACCTAGAAACTTTTTAAGAACAATCGGATGACCTTTACTACAATCAAATATCTCATCCACTTTTTTATCCTTGAATAAGGATTCAGATTCCTCTTTAAAAACATAAGATAATGATTGGGTTCTCTTCTTCCAATCAACATATCTGTCTTCACCTGTTTTAATCATCTCACGGATATACATCTGTGATGGATCAGTTGTGCTTACAAAATTGGATACAAAAAAATCTACAACCTCTTTATCATTCTTCTGTCGTGCAAATCTTTCAAACCAAAATCTATCTTTTCTTTTATAAAATGTTTCTTTTTTTACTCTAGTTCTACCTTCATTTTTATAGTAATCATAATGATCTTTAGTGAAGTGATTTTTTAGAGAGAGATAACAACGATATGCGTCAAAGGGCATCATTTAAAATATAAGTTTTGCTCTAGAAGTTTTCTTTAAAAAATTAAGTTCTTGTGCTTCATATTTAATTTTTTCTTTTAGAGGTTTTGATATCAATTTAGGAACTGATTGTACATCTATAGAATTAATTTCACAGAAAGAAACAATCGCGTCAATGTAATTCATATCCTCGTGCATTTGCACCATCTGTTCTATTTCTTGTGCAAACTTCGCAGGGCAGTAAAACTTATCCTCGAAAGCCTTTTCGATTTCATTCTTCATGTTTTGACCCAGTATTGTGAGTGACAAATTCTTTAATGTAACGAACTAATAGCTTAATATAATCCCCTTTATTCCTTTTGTCAAATACCTTTACTTCTCCGTCAGGAGTAACCATTAAAGTAATCAACTTAGTTACAGGGATACCAGTCAACTCATAGTAAGCACTAGCATAGAACATTTCTTGAACGAAATAATTTTCTAACCATGCTTCTGGTTTAATCTTATTAGAAGTTTTAAAATCTATTACCGCTAATTCACCTTCATATTCCGCTATACAATCAACTCTACCTGCAAGACCAAGGTATTCAGAGTAAAGAGTTCTTTCTATAGCGTGTATATTATTTATCTTGTCTAGATATGGTGTTGCATGATGAAACATATACTTGGTAGTGGGTTGATATTCATTCCAATCTAACTCAAGATTCAACAAATAATTTTGTGCTGCCTCATGAAAATCAGTTCCACGAGCAGTGGCCTTTTTAGTGATGCGATTTGCTTCTTCAACACCAACTCTCTTTCTCCAATCAGCAAAGATCTGACGATTGTAAAAAGATGTTACTGATGTTATGGAAGGAACCCATTCACCATTAGGAAGATTATATAATCTTATCCCTTTGGTTTCTTTCTTTTTTAATTCAAGATCACCTAAGTGATTACAATGTTCAAACTTCATTTAAATAAAAAACTAAATGGGCACTTACTTTCAGTTTTAGTTTTGGAAAACAATCTAGGCCTCCAATCTTCTTCTGATTTTTTACTGTGAGCATCAACCCATTGATGTATAACTTCAGTATTAGTTTCTTTTTTCAAAATAATACTATCATCCAAATTAGGTGGATAAAAAGAAACCCTAAACAGAGGATCTCCCTTCTTTATTATAACACATCTTTTCTCATCCACAAGGGTGATGGCTGTGCTACTTGTTCTTGACCAATTAGATAAGTTAAACCACCCAGAGATTGCAATAAAATTATTGTTTAGTGCAGTCATAGGATGATCATTAAATTCAAACCATATATTATCTTCTTCAGTGTAAAATAAAAACTTAGGAAATACTAATTGAAAAACTGGTTTAGGTGAATTGATATGGTCATCATCATACTCTAGCAACTCAGGTCTAGAGCAAGATATTTTATTATTACTTCTATCGATACTAAGACTAAAATCTATTGAAGATGTCGCAACAAAAGTTCTGCTCTGTTTATGATTGTAAACAGGGCATTTGTTTTGAACATATCCTAAGTCAATAAGATCTGATTGTGGTATCAATGTATCTTCTTTATTGAAGACACTTACATAATGTATTGTTGGCATCAAATACCCATTTCTAATTTCGCAAGTAGATATTCTTTTACTAGGCCAGAGCGAACGATATCATCGATTCCAAATTCAATAACATCTACTGATGACATGATACGAAGAACTTGCATGAAGTCTGCGATACCATTTCTTTCCTTGTCTTTGATAAGATCAGATTGAGTGGCATCACCACAGAACATAATCTTTGAGTTCTCACCAACTCTTGTCATGATACTATCAAGTTCATGGAAGTTTAAGTTTTGAAATTCATCTACAATAACGATTGCTTTATCAAGAGTTGTTCCACGAATGAATGATGTAGACCAGAATGATATTGTCTCCTGTGCTTTTAGATTACCATATAACATCTCAAAGTCTGCCTCAGTGGCCATTTCAAACATATACTTAACCATGTTCTTGTATGGTATCTGATACAAGAATGCTTTATCTTCATGATCACCAGGTAGGAAACCTATCTCTCTGGTGGCCACAAGCGATCTGACAATGTATATCTTTTCATAGGGTGTGTCTGGATTGAAGACATCACATAGTGCCTTGTAGAGTGATATAAACGTCTTTCCTGTTCCCGCAACACCATAAGCAATGAGGTTCTTACCCTCATCGTAGGATTCAAATAATTTTTTCTGATTCTCTGTGAGAGGTTCTATATCTCTCATCATGTCAGAGTTTATCGGTTTTCTTCTTTTCATCTGCTTTGCTGTTAATCCAACACCAATTGCTGATAAGTTTTGTTTGTTTTTTCTTGGCATACTTAGATAGGTCTTACATTAGAACGAGGTGCTTTAGATGCTTTATGAAGAACATCATTCCAGCCAGGATGAGTCTTCTTCAATTTATCATAAATCTCTCCAACCTCTCCGAGGTTTGCAACTCCAGCGTTCCAATCTTTATCCCAATCAGGGTTATCCTTTCTCCACTGATCATACTCTAGCATGCTCATTCTAATTTCTTTTTGTTCACCAGTGATCAAATTTTTAACAGGGTAAGTAGGCATAGGTGTTTAGTTTTGTAAATTATTTAGTCTGAACCGTCATCATACATTTCATCATAGTCAAGATTTTTTGATGTAGATACCTGCATACTTTGATATGCATCAACATCTGAGTAAACCTCAGACTCCAACTCCTCTAGAATTTCTTTGAGAGCCATAACCAGAACTTTTAGTTTTGCTTTGTTCATGAGATTGCTTTTCAGCTAATTATAATATAAAAAAAGAGGGGTGTAAACCCCCTCTGTTTTATTTTCCATACAGAAACTGAACTTCAGCATTTATGATTGTGAGAAAGATGGCAGATGCCAAACAAATCTCTAATACTTCAATCATTTAACACTTGTAAGTTCTTTCTCTAGTCTTACACCACGGTAAGTTAGATCGACCTTGTTAGTCTGCTGTGTTCTGTTTCTGTCGGTATCATACTTGATACCTCTGTATGTGACTTGTGCCATTTG